AACCCAGATGACGAGCAGATTTGGATTAACCAGGAATTAGAAATAAAGCGTTCTAACGAAGTCAATGACGTAGAGGTGATAGTGTCTAACTATAAAAATAATTCGTTTCTACCTAAGTCACTAATTAAAGAAATAGAATACTTACAGCAAACAGATAAAGAGTTTTGGAAGATATACGGTCTAGGAGAGTATGGTAATATAAGCGGGCTAGTCTATGAGAATGTTAAGTATGTCGATACTATGCCAGACTGTAAGCTAGTATCTTATGGCTTAGACTTTGGTTATTCTATTGACCCCTCAGCTTGTGTAGCTGTATATCGTAAAGATGACGAGCTATATTTAAAAGAGATTATCTACGAAAGAGAATTAACTAACCAGGATCTAGCAGAAAGACTAAGACCTATTATAGGTAGAGATGAGGTTATTTGTGATAGTGCAGAGCCTAAGAGTATTGAAGAGATATATAGACTAGGATTAAACGCTAAGCCAGCTACAAAAGGTAGGGATAGTATACTTAACGGAATAGATATTCTTAAACGATTTAAAATAAATGTAGTTAGTAGTAGTAACCTAAGAAAAGAGTTTAGAATGTACAAATGGGCTACTGACAAAAACGGAAATAGTCTACAAAAACCAATAGGAGCAGACCACTTACTAGATGCTTTGAGATACGTTGCTTTAATACATTTAAAACAAAATAATAAAGGCTGGTATTCAATACGATAAAATTGATTATATTTACACTAGATTTTATTGATAATTATTTTATTAATTTATACTTTGAGGAAGTAGTCGGCAAAAGAGCGTTACTTCCTCTTTTTTTTTAACAGAGGAAAAAACACCAAATGCTAAGCAAATGGTCAGCAAATGCTGAGCAAATGGGGTTATATAAGATAAGATAAGAAAAGAAAAGACAATAAAAGAAAAGATAAAATAAGAACAAAAAGCAGCATAATTAAAATAAATAGATTTAAGCGTAGTTAAAACATTAATCTATATGAATATACCAAAAAACTATTTAAGTGTCTTAGAACTTATCTAAATAGTGTTTAAATAGATATTGAGTTGTTTTATTTAGTTAGTGTTTAGTTAATTACTATTTAATTAAAATTTATTTTTAGTGCTTTTGTTATAATCCAAAAATTTGTTATATATAGAAATATGAGAATCACAATACCAACAAAGTGGGAAGATGTTACAATAGGTAAATATATAAACCTAAGACCAGTATTAAACTCAGAGCTAACTCCAATAAACAGAGTCATAAACATACTAGCAGTGCTAACTGGACAAAAAAAGGAACTAATTAAAAATATTAGTCTAGACCAGTATAAGAGTATCAAAGAAAAAATGTCATTCTTAGAAACTGAATTACCTAGAGAACTAAAAAACAATAAATTTAAGATAGGTGACAATTGGTATCGATTCGAATTTAAAGCACAAAATTTAATATTTGCAGAGTACATTAATATTATGGAAATATTACAAAGTGCTAAAGATGACCAGGAGGCTATATTTAACAACCTACATAGAATACTAACTACTATTTGTAGACCTATTAAGAAACGTTTTTTTATTTGGCATAATATAAAGATGGATGCTGAGTTGATAAGGCAAACACAACAAAACTTTTTTGATAATATGCCTATGACAATAGCCTATCCAATAGGGGTTTTTTTTTACACTCACTCGGAGACCTTAACGGAAATTATAAAAACTTGTTTGATGGAGGAAGCGGAGAGACTGAAGAGGGAAGCAGAGACAGAGATAGCTTTAATAAAAGATGGGGATGGTGGCAAACATTAGATAACTTAACTAATAGTAGAATAGACAAATGGGATATAGTTTTAGAATGGAATGTAATAAAAGCCTTAAACATAGTAGCTTATTATAGTGATAAACAAAAAGTACATATGCAAATACATAAAGACCAAATGCAAAAAATGAAACGTAGATAATGAGTGATCAGTTAGACATATTTGGCTTTGATGTTGACCAACTAGAAGAGGTTAAAATAGATAACCCTAGTACACTAGCTGAGGTGTTTAACAATATTGCTGCGGATATGGTTTTCTGTTTAAAGCAGTCAGTACAAAAAGAAAAGCTAACTTATAAAGGTGGGTTACTAGAGTCTATTAAAATGCCTGTTAAGATGTTCGGTTTTAGAATGACAGCTACTTTGTTTTTAGCTGACTATTACGACTTTGTCAATAAAGGGGTTAAAGGTATTGGAGGAAAGAGAAAGAGTGGAAAGTTAAAAGGTCAAGGCTGGGAAATTAAAGCTCCAGAAAGTCCTTATCAATTTAAAAAAGGTCCTAGCGTTAATCACATTAGACAATGGGCTAAAAGTAAGGGTTTAAATGAATATGCAGTTAGAACGTCAATAGCTCATAAAGGAATTAGACCTAGATTTTTTTTTGACAACTGTATGAAAGAGACTTTTTACGGTGAGACATTTAACAGATTTAAAACAGACATAAGAGTAGTGTCTGGTGAAAGAGTAGCAAAAGGATTAAAAGAAATATTAGAAAAATGAGTTTAGAAGTAAAACACTACCCACAAGATTATAGAACAGTATACAACCCTATAGAAATAGTTGTAAAAGAAACCTCAGCAACTACTAGAGGTTATGACGGATTTTCTTATTTAATTGATGTTTATAATGGTAGTTCTGTTAGTGCTAATTTAATAGGTAGATTAAAAGTGCCACCTACAGGGACTGGAGGCTTTGGTAGGTTTGATATTTCGGGAATAGCGGAAAGTTACATAAGTACTTATTTAATTGATTTAAACGGTACTAATATTAATTCGGCTTTTGCTACTAATAATATGGATTTGGGCTTAGTCTTACAATATGGATGGCAGCATTATAATGGAGGTACTTACACTATTAGTATGAATCAAACGGTTACAATGCCAGACGCTTCTAGTGTAACTGAAAGTAGTCTAATTGCTTTTAATGGTAGTCTTCCAAACTATAGAAGAGACTTAGTTAATTTTTATGATTGGCAAACTACAGACTACTATTTAAAATATATGCCTACTAAATTTGCTATAGTTAGTGGTGTCGCTAGTACTAAGAAATTCTTAACTAACTCACCAAACTATCCAGCTGGTTATGATGTTGATTTAGAAATAACTAGTTTTGATAGTAGAAGCCAAAAAGTAAGATTAACTGACGAGGGTTTTATATACGCTTTATATAGTACTGATATACAATATATTAATTATTGGACTGAATCTAATACAGGAACTATTGTTAAAAAAACATTTGATATTTCATCTATTTCGTCAGACACTAAGATTATAGCTATACCGTCAGGACCAGCTTCTATAAATGCTATAGACCCTAATTTGTTTGCAGTTTCAAACAGCCAGCCTATAATAGATAGTAATACTGTAAATTATGGAGTTAGATTAAACCATACTAGGTCAACTCCTAACAATACAATGACAGATCTTTTTAGTTTTAAAATAGATACTGAGTGTAGGTATGAAACTAGAAGACTAGAGTTTTTAAATAGTTTAGGAGGTTTTGATTATTATAATTTTACTAAGGTGTCTAGACATAGTGAGCAAATAGATAGGAAATTCTTAAAAGCTAATCCTAGCGACTTAAACACTTCGACAGGTGCTATAGATTACTCTATAAGCAATAGAGAAAAAATACAGTACTATACTAAGTCAACTAGTAAAATGAAACTAAATTCAGACTGGGTAGATGTTGAAACCTTTAACTGGCTACTAGAACTTATAGAAAGTCCAGAGGTTTATTTATTGGATGATTATACAACCCCCACAGGAACTACTGAAATAAGACGAATTCCAATTAAAAACATAGAGGGTAATTGGGAGGAGAAAGTTACTAGCACAGATAATATATTTAATTTAAGTATAGACCTAGAGCTAAGTATGGATAACTATAGACAAAGATTTTAAAATGGATAATAGACAAACAAACCTAGAGGACTTAATTAAGAAAATGGAAAAATTACCAGTGCCAGAGAGGACTTGTAATATTGATGACGAAAATTTCGAAAGCTGTAGCGGATAATGTTAAAAGAGGAACTATATATAAACGGTGAAAGTGTAGAGTTGATAGGGTCTTTAAATCCTAACTTAACTTTTAATATTGCTGACATAGCAAAGCCAGACACTAGGAAAGCGGACTTTTCTAAGACTATAGAACTACCAGCTAGTAAGAAAATCAATAAAATATTTGAACATATATTTGATTTAAATACTGACCTACAAACTTTTAACCCTAACTTAAAGACAAACGTAACTTACTTAGTTAATGGTGAGGTCCAAATAGATGGCTACTTACAAATTAAATCTATTAAAAACAAAGATGGTGAAATTATATACAACTGTATTATAATAGGTAGAATAGGAAATTTTATAGCTGACCTACAAAATAATGAATTAACAGATTTAGACCTAAGCTCTTTAGACCATACTTACACTAAAGCTAATCAGTCGGCTACTTGGAATCTACCTTTAACTACAGACTATGTTTACCCTATGATTAACTACGGTGTTAATTATGGAACTTTAGAAGCTGGTACTGAAAATTGGACTGTCCCTAGTTTGTATCCAGCTATTAAAGCTAAGAAGTATATAGATGCTATTTTCGATAGTGCTGGCTATACTTACACTAGTAGCTTTTTTAATAGTACTTTATTTAATACTCTAATAATTCCTTTTAATAATAAAGAGTTTAATCTAGATGACACTGCTATTCAAAATAGGATTATAGAGGTAAACACCCCACAGGAAACTGTAGGCTCTAATGCTTTTGTGACTCCATTACAAACAACCTCAACTAGTGCTTATGACGCTAATTTCATAAAGTACACTAATGAAGTTAGGGACACTGGAAACGTATATAACAATAGTACCGGTATATTAGAAATACAAGTAGGGAAAGCTGGCTACTATAATCTTAGTACTATGCTACAATTACAGGGAGTTTTTACTACTCCTAGTGCTGCTCTGGGTAGTGGTGCTAGTTATGTTAGTAATGGATTTATCGAGGGTCATATACAGGTTAGAAGATATAGCTCTGCTAATGCTTTTATAGAACATTTAGACACTCTTAGCTATGGAATTAGTCCAGACACTGCTTTCCCAGCAAATACTGCACCGGCTACAGTTACTAACGCTGCTAACCCAACTGGAGCAGTTAGCTCTAATAGTACTGACTTATTACATACATTTGGAATTATCAATATAAACGGAATTGGTTATATTAATATTTTTGACGCTAACGCTTCTTTAGGAATAAACCCAAATAGTAATGCTGTTAGAAACCAATTTACTATTAATGTAGATAATGTATATTTAAATGAAGGGGAGAAAGTAAGGATTGTTTTACAATATGCAGTTAGACAGCGTTATGGTATTCCGTTAGTTCCTGGATTTTGGCATAGTACAAACGCTCCAGACGTTGCAGTAGCTGGAGGAAGTTATCAATTAAATTTATTAAGTGGCTACTTAAAGACTGAGTATTTAAATAGAGAGATAACAGAGGGAAGTCTAGTATCTATGAATTCTACTATTCCTAGAAAAGTAAAGCAAAAAGATTTCATAATGTCTTTAGTTAAGATGTTTAATCTATATATACAACCAGACCCAAACAATGAGAAAAATTTATTAATAGAACCTAGAGACGATTTCTACACTAATACTATAGTAGATTGGTCTAGTAAGTTAGATATATCACAGGAAGTAGAGTCTAAGCCAATGGGAGCCTTAAACTTTAAAGAATATCTATTTACTTACAAACAAGATAAAGACTATTATAATAAATTATATTTTGATACTTGGGAAGAGGTTTACGGACAAGATGACTTTAGATTAGTAAATGAATTTGTTACTAATGAATATAAGACATCTGTAATATTTTCACCTACTCCCTCAGTAGGGCAAAATTGGTATGATAGAGTACTCCCTACTATAATTAAGTTTGATGATAATAACGGAGTTCAAAAAATAGAAAGTAATATAAGAATTCTACAGTGGGGAGGTATGAAAGCGACAGGTCAGCAGTGGGTGCATAGAGACGCTGACAATAACACTACTAGCTACTCTACTTATCCTTATGCTGGTATGTTTGACGATCCTTACACTCCTAACAATATACTAGACTTTGGTTTAGGTAATGAAATATATTATTCTAATGTATTTGATAAGGTTATCACATTCTCTAATAATACGCTAGTAAACAAATACTATTCTAAATTTTTACAGGAAATAACAGACAATAACAGTAAAATAGTAACTGGTTATTTTTATTTAAGTCCTAGCGACATTAAACAATTATCTTTCAAAGACCAATACTATTTTGAAAATCAATATTTTAGACTAAATAAAATAGAGAATTATAACCCTAGTAACCCTATTACTAAATGTGAATTTTTAAAGATAAAACTATCTAATACTTTTAATGCTACTGTCAGGTCTAGTTTTGGAGGAGGTGGCTCTATAGGTACTAGAGACACTGTCCCTAAGTTTTCTATAGGCCAAAGTAATTTAATAAATAATAACGCTGTAAGCAACTTAAATCAAAAGGTAATAGGTTCTAATAATTACATAAGTCCAAACGCTAGAGGGGTTAGTGTAATGGGGGATAACAACAAAGTATTTTCTAATACTAGAAACATACAGATAAACGGTTCTAATAATATAGTAGAGTCTGGGTTAAGTAATGTACAGTTAATTAATAGTAATGACCAAACAGTAACGAATTCAAATACTACTTATGTAAATAATACTATTACAGGGCCTGGAGCTAGTAAGACTATTACGTTAGATGAGAAAGCACAACCTAATATACAGGTTTATTTTTGTGACTCTTCGGCTGGTGATATAGATATAATTTTCCCTGTAGCTAGTAGTATAGTAATCGGTAAAACTTGGACTTTTAAAAAGGTTAACTCATCTAACCAGGTTATTTTAACGGCTAGCTCTATAAGTACTACAATAGACGGGTCTAGTACTTATACACTTAACTCACATTATAAGTATGTCACTATCCAATGGGATGGTAACGAATTTTTAATAACATCAAATAATTAAAACAAATGGCTGAAAAAATAGCTTTAGAATTAGACATTAACGCAAAAGGAGCTACTACTTCTTTAGGTCAATTAGAACAGGAAGCCGAAAGACTAAACGAAGAGTTGAGAAAAGTTCCTTTAGGGTCACAGGCTTTTAAAGACTTAAAGTCTGAGTTAGTAGGTGTTAACAAAGAAATTAAAAACACCGAGCTATCTATGGAGGCTCTAGATAATGAGCAAGTCGCTAGTGAGTTAGGTAGTGTAGCTGGTGCTGTTGGTGATGTCTCAGCTGCTTTCATTTTACTAGGTGGTTCTGGTGGTCCTATAGAGGAGACAGTCCAAAACATAGAAAAGGCTATAGGAGTCTCTATGGCTTTTAAAGGTGCTATAGAGGGTACTCAGTCAGCTATGAAGTTATTTAACAACGTAGTTAAAAATTCTACTGCTTTTCAGAAAGCTAATAACGCTACTACTGTAATAGCTAGTGGAGTGATGAAATTATTTACAGGATCGGTAAATACTACCTCTACAGCTTTTAAAGGATTAAGAACCGCAATAGCTGCGACTGGTATAGGGTTACTAGTAGTAGGAGTAGCTACTTTAATAGCTAACTTTGATAAGTTAAAAAATGCTATTAGTGGAGTGTCTAGTGCATCTAAAGACTTAGTAGAGTCAACTAAACTAACTAACAAACTAAATGAGAAAAATTTAGAGACCTTAAATAATCAAACTAATATATTAAAACAACAAGGGTTTACAGAGCGTCAAATTATTAAAATGAAGCTAGACGCTCAAAGGCAAATAGTAGATGGTTTAATAGCTGAAATAGAAGCTCAAAAATTAGTTAATGAAGAGAAAGTACAGGGGTCTATTAGAAACCAAAACATACTTAAAAAGACTGTAGAATTTCTATTAATAGTACCTAGAACCCTTTTAAAATTAAATGAGTTTGCAGCTGAGAGCTTTTTAAAATTAATTAATAAAGTAACTCAAAGCTCAGTAGGTAGAAAACTTTTTGGATTTGAGCCTATAAATATAGACTTAGGATTAACTGAAAGAGCAGACGAATTACTAGACAGAGCTACTAGATTTATCTTTGACCCAGAGGCTACAGAGTTAGAAGGTCAAAAAGAATTAGAAGTATTACAAGACAATCTACTAAAACAGAGAGACGCTTTAGCTGGTCATCAATTAGCTATATTAAACCTAGATAAAAAAGTAGAGGAAGACAGACGAAAGTTAATAGACGAAAATTCTCAAAGAGCTAAAATTAGAAACGCTGAATTAATAGACAGTGATAATAAGGTAATAGAAAATAAAAAGAATGGTCTACTTATTATAGGTCAACTAGCAGCTGAAGAGGCTAGAATAGAAAAAGAAAAAAACGATAAGATAAGAGCAGACAGAGAGGCACTAGAAGCTGCCACTCTAGAAATAGCTTCAACTACTATAAGTACACTAATAGCGTTAAATAATTCTTTTGCAGCTGAGGAGTTAGACCTAAGCGAACAAAAAAAGAAAGCTAAAGAAAACGATGACAAAGCAGAGTTAAAAAGATTAGTAGCTTTAGAAAGAGCTAACGAAATTTTAAGAAAAAAGGCTTTTGAACGAAATAAAAAATTACAAATAGCACAGGCTTTAATACAAACTTTTCAAAGTGCTAATGCTGCTTTCGCTAGTGCTGCAGCAAATCCAGCTACAATACTATTTCCAGCTTTCCCAGGCATAATGGCTGGTCTAGCGGTCGCAGCTGGTTTAGCTAATGTAAACAATATAAGAAAACAAAAGTTTCAAAGTAGTAGTGCTGGAACAACTCCTAGTATTTCACTACCAGGATTACCAACAGGAAACGCTGGAGAGGACGCTCCGACTATTGGACCAGCTAACACTAGCACACTAATTGACCAACAACCTCAAAGAGTATTTGTAACTGAAACCGATATAACAAACACTCAAAACAATGTAGCTGTAATAGAAGGACAAAGTACATTCGGAGGAAATTAAAAAATAAATAATATGAAAAATACAGAACTATTAGAATTAATTATAGATGAGGAAGACGAGTCTGGAGTGGATTATATAGCTTTAGTTGACTCTCCAGCTATAGAGTCTGAATGGATGGCTTTTAAAAAATTACAGTTTGAAGAGACTTTTAACGACTACCCAGATTCAGCATCTAACAACGCTGCTAAGGCTTTAAAATGGATTGACGAATATAAGTCAGAAATTAAATGTAATTTTACTAGAGTAGGTCTTAAAAGAGCCTCTATGTTAAAAAACAAATCTAAGTTAAGTTGGGATACTATTGGCAGAATGGCTAGTTTTAATAGGCATAAAAAAAATTCTGAAGTTAGTGCTGAATTAAAAGACACTCCTTGGAAAGATTGTGGCTATTTAGCCTGGTTACTTTGGGGAGGAACTAGCGGTATTAACTGGGCTATTGATAAAATGAAAACCAAAGACAAATATAGACAGGAATTTAAAATAGAAGACGAAGAGAAAAGAATAGTAAGCGGTTACTTTATGAAAGCTGACCTTCCTATAATTAGACTAAATGATAATAACGAGAAATATTATGTAGTATTTAGAAGAGATACTATAGAGAAGATCGTAAACAAATTTTTTAAGAATGGTCTTAATGCTAACGTAAATTTAATGCACGATAACAACCTACAGGCTAAAGGTGTTTATGTAATAGAGTCCTTAATAATAGATTCTAAGAGAGGTATTAAAGCACCTAAAGGATTTGAAGACGCTCCAGACGGTAGCTGGTGGGGAAGTATGAGAGTCGAAAATGATGAGGTTTGGGCTATGGTTAAAGATGGTAGCTTTAAAGGTTTTAGTGTAGAGGGTATGTTTGGACAGGCTAAGACTGTTAAATATCCAGTTACATTAATAAACAAAATAAGAGAAGTAGTAAAGAAGTATAAACAAAAGAAAAAAAATAATTTTGTTAGTATGGTAGTAGATAAAGACTTTGCTATAATAGATGATAGACTAGCTTACTCTTCTAAAGAGATGGCTTTAAAAGCTG